CAAGCAGCTCTAAGTATAACAGAAAGTCAAATTAGTGACTTTGGCGCATATCTTACAACAGTAGCATTTGCAGATTTAACTAGTAAACCTACGACACTTGTAGGATATGGAATAACAGATGCAGCAACAGCCGCCCAAGGTGCATTAGCTGATACAGCATTACAGAGTTATACAGTTACAGAATCAGATGTTACTACACACCAGGCTGCTCTATTAATTACAGAGAGTCAAATAAGTGATCTGCAAAGTTATCTAACATCAGTTGCGTTTGGAGATCTAACAACAACACCTACTACTGTAGCAGGATATGGCATTACAGATGTATATACTAAAACAGAAACAGATAGCGCAGTATCAACAGCAGTATCAAATCTAGTAGGAGATGCTCCTGCTGTACTAGATACGCTAAGTGAACTAGCAGATGCTATAGGTGATGATGCAGACTTTTTAACTACTTTGAACGGAAATATTGCGCTCAAAGCAAACACAGCTGATCTTGCAACAGTAGCAACATCAGGCAGTTATAATGATCTAGCAGATCAACCTGACGTGTCTGACCTAACTGACGTACAAGGTAAACTTGCAGCAGCAGGCGGCATATCCGAAGATGATGCAATTGTAATTAGTATGATATTTGGATAAGATTAACCCCGAACTAGTTTCCTAATCCGGGGCTGCTAAGTGCTTCTCTTTGTGTTACAGCTATGCTGCATTTATTAGTGTAGCTTCTTATGTATAGTTATTTACCTGGTTTGCCGTTTACGAACTCGTAAAACTTTTCAGCCGCTTCTAATACAGCATCAGCACCAGGCACTTCTGGAAGTGCAACAGTTGTTACAACTTCGTCACCTTCTTTGGCAACGGTTGTTTCAAACTGTCCTAGTTTTGCATGATAGTCGTTCCAAATATTGTTCTGCGCCATTTCTAGCACTTTGGTACGAATCTCATAACCATTTTTATTTGTTGTAATTTTTGGCATTGCAGCTTTAAACATTTCAGCAACTTCCTGTGTTTGTTTAAAGATGGCTTCGCCGTACTTTGTATCTACTGACATAATTTTCTCCTTGTGTGTATGTGTGTAGTGTTATTAATATAACGTATTATTTAGTATTTGTCAACCTTTACATTGCCGTATGTTGCAATATAATGATTAACATCCCTATGTCCTGCTTCGTCATCTCTAACAGCTAGAATTACATCACGCAACCTAGCATCATCTGCTAAGTTCCAATACGTAATTGCAATTCTAGGTGCAGGAACATTCTCAATGCGCCCTTCGTCAAGCTCATTAAGATATTCTGTGTACGAATACACAGCTTCTTCTTCAAAGTAACCTACTATTCTGTGTGCAGTAGATGGCGATATAAGAAATACTATAAAGTATACATGCCAGAATATAACTTGTGCAACCAGTATGAGCAGTCTTTCAAACCAATTAGGCTTTGCAATTTCAATGAACGTCATTAAATGCATACGTTCATTTTCTGCTTCTGCTAGTAGGGTACGGATTAGTGGCCCATATCCAGGGCGTAGTTTACGCAAACTTCTAAGATGCGTCCACATGCCGCCTACCATTCCTGGCACTGCGGCTACTGTTTCTAATACAACTGCTCTATGTCCATAACGCTTGCGGAAGAACGTATCCGCAAACCATCGCATACTTTTAGTAAAGCCGTATGCAAAATAGTCAGACGTAGAGGTTGGCTTGTAGTGGACCAGCGTCATATCACTATGCAGTCATTTGCGCAATAGATATAAACATAATGCTGAATACAGTTATAGCAAGCGCCGCTTCCATAATCTGATCGCAAAATTGTCCATCGCAATTCTTAATTGCATTTTTTAACCTATTCATTTTTAACTCCTATGATGTTTTATACATGTTGTGTTTGAACTCAGAAATTCTTTGAGCTTCTTTGTACAAACCTTTTGTACGCAATTCTCTAATTGCCATACAATAACTTCTGTATTCCATTGCTTTAATAAAACGTTTCCACATTAGCGTTTATCCAACATTAATGCTTTTGCTTCTTTGTGAAAGCCTTGACGACTTAATTCAGCGGCAGCTCTTGCTCTGCCTGCTGACTCGCCAAATGCAATGAAGCCAATCCAAATTGCAACAATTGTTTTACCAATTGCTTTGAAAGGATTAATTTTAATGGTTGTCTCACCTACAGCTTCCATTACACCCACCCCTTGAGGTTTGTGTTAGCATCTGTGTGGACTTGGATACCTCTTTTCATAGTGATATCACCATTAGCAACAGCACGGATATCTCCACGGGAAATACCAATGTCATTTAGTTCATAGTCTGATAGTGATGAAAGGTCTTTTACTGCTTGACGCACAGCTCTTCTGTGTGCCATTTTAGCGTTTATTTTTTTGATCCAGTTCGCTACTCCTGAAAGGCTATAACCAGCCGCTATTGTCAACGTAGTCATTGCTACATTCTCCTTTGTATATATGTGTGTGTGATTTTAGGAATCAACCAACCCTGGAACTTCCCCAGCTGTGCAGTCTGTTGTATGGCGTAAGACACGCCCTAGTCTTTCCCAGTGCCATTCATTTTTTCTGAGCTGAAGCCGCTCTTTGTTACGTTTGTATATAATAGCATCTTACAAGGTGTATGTCAACCATTACTAATCGTAACGCTTTTATTTATCATGCACAAGCCGCATAACTGAGCGTTTTGGTATGTATTTTATGCATACACGATATGTGTGTAGTTAATACCATGAGTGTAATCTGTATGTAATCATTATTCAATTAAATATTGACAGTACAACAAACCTGTAGTACTATAAACACGAAGGCAACGTCGAGCCTTCTTGACTATGTGAGCGATGTGGTAAAGACATCAAGCAGAGGAGAAAACAATGGACGCACTCACCTTATGGAGCCTGACCGGGTTCCTATTTGCCGCTTATGCGGTTATCGCAAATGATTCAGTACAAACTCTCGGTACATGGATGGCATCAAACAATGAGAGATTCAACTATAAAACTCTATGGGCGGCGGCATCCGCTGTACTGTTAGCTACACTATGGTATGGTTGGACAGTTAACGGAGGCGACATATCATATGGTAGGTTGAATAAAATACCGTGGCAAGAAGTACAATGGTACCATGCGGCGGCACCTGCTATCTTAGTTGCACTTACACGCTTAGGTGTACCAGTGTCAACTAGTTTCCTAGTATTAAGTGTATTTGCAAGTACATTTGTACTAGAGAAAATGCTTATGAAATCAATTATGGGCTATGGTGTTGCGGCAGGCTTTGCATACATGGTATGGTTTGCTATTACAAAGTATGCAAACAATTGGTTTGATGAAACACAACCTGTAAGTGAAAGCAACAAAAAGTTTTGGCGCATTGCACAATGGGTAGCAACTGGCGGCTTGTGGTGGACATGGCTTAGTCATGACATGGCAAACATAGCTGTATTCCTACCACGTGTAATTCCTGTAGACTTAATGTTCTTAATTAGTTTTGTTTTTGTAGCAGGCATGTTCTTTATGTTTAGAGAGCGTGGAGGCAAGATACAACAGATTGTATTGGAAAAGCACAACACAAGATATGTACGTAGTGCTACACTGATTGACTTGTTCTATTGGTTGTGCTTGTACTTCTTTAAAGAACTAAACGACATACCTATGAGCACCACTTGGGTGTTTGTTGGTCTACTTGCAGGACGTGAACTAGCAATGGCCACATACTATGGTAAACAAAAGACCAAGAGTGTGTTTCCGTTAGTAGCAAAAGACTTTGGTAAGATGATGGTAGGATTGGGTGCAAGTGTTGCACTAGTTCTTGCTATACATTACATAATTTTACCAAACGGAATGTAACAAACAAGGAAGGTTGTGTTCGACGGCACAGCCTTTTCTCTTGACTTACAGCACAACGATGCTATAATTACTGTATGAGAATAGGAATTGCAGGATATGGTTTTGTTGGACAAGCGCATCATAATGCTCTTAACGACTACTATGATATTTTAATTAGTGATCCTGACAAGGGTTACTTTGAAGACCTACGACATGCAGATGCAATTATTGTATGTGTAAGCACACCGCCTACAGAAAGCGGCGGGTGTGACATGAGTAATGTGTTTGAAGTTTTAGACAATGCACCTAATGTGCCTATACTAATAAAGAGTACAATTAGTCTTGAAGGATGGGACATGCTTAGAGATGCCTTTCCTGATCACGATATTACATTTAGTCCAGAATTCTTACGTGCAGCAACCGCACTAGAAGATTTTGCTAACACAAAAGAAATGCTGATGGGCGGTGACAGCATGTCAGCTTGGGCAGAGATATTCATCACAGCAATGGGCAAAATAAATGTTAGGTATTGTCCTCCAAGAGAACTAATACTTGCAAAATATTTCCGCAATACATTCTTAGCTACCAAGGTTGCGTTTTTCAATCAAATGTATGATTTATGTGATGCAACTGGGCTTGACTTTGATCATGTTAGACGTAGTGTTAGCGAAGATGAACGTATAGGCAACAGTCATACACAAGTAACACAAGAGCGAGGCTTTGGCGGACATTGTTTTCCTAAAGATACTTCAGCACTTGTAAAAACAGCCCAACGCAATAACGTTGAGCTGAGTATACTTGAACAAGCTATTTCTTATAATAAAAAGATACGCAAAGACTAGCGGTGTTGCGGAAACTCTTTTCCTCTAGAAAACATATCTAACGAAGTAATATAATGATCAATTGAATGATCACTAAATGCATCAATCTGTCCGTGCCTAAGTCCAAACCATCTACCACGCAGCTTGTCTTTAACACGTTGCCAACCTGTAATATTACGAACATTACCAAATGCATTTATATAATGTTCTTGACCGTGATGTTTGTAGCCCATCCATTTATACGGAACAGTAGTAACGATGTCGTTGTTGTTTTTCCAACGATGGTGTACGACACCTAAATGTACAACATAACCCTTCCAACCTACTCTAGGCGAACCATATGTGTAAAGTTCTTGTGGGTTAGGTATTTTTGTGTTGTAATGACAGCGACTAGCCATTATAGTTGCCATAGCTGCACCTAAACTATGTCCACAAAACCAAAGTTTTTGCTTAGGTTGTTTTGACATAATGTCTGCCATTATCATTGGCCATAGCTCGTCAACTTCTGCTTTGAATCCGCTATGTACTCTACTAACCGTTTCAGCAACCACAGGCATAGCTTTAAGATCTGCGCTAATGTCATTCCATTGCGTAGGCTGTGTACCACGACATGCAATTACTAGATCTTTGTCATTCATAAAACGATACGCTTGGGCACCATCTTTGTTATAAAATTCTACTTCTGAAAACCCTAAAATTTTCGCTTGCTTTTTAGCTTCCTTGATGTTATAATAAGATATCTTAGATAGTTTAGCAAACAAAAGAGCACGTTTTCGGAAGTCAATGTCGTTAATACTACTTGTCATTGTTATCTCCGTTCGATGTTTTAATATTTATATGTGTTAAGACACTAAATACTGCATAGGAACAGAGAAAATGAAAAAACGTACTAGATCAATTTTAGAAGAACTTAACAGCGTTCACGGTACCCGTGACAACGAACGTCTGATCGAGTCTACTGCTAATAATATTATAGAAAGCTCGATTAATCTTTTGAGTAGAATACATGAACAATTTGATATTGAAACTGCTTCCGAACTTGAGCGAAGATTTATTAATAGTATTAAATCAGGTGACCCGCGTAAATTTCGCCGTAGTATTAACAAAGTTATAGAGAACAAAAACAATGACGATTCTTAAAGAAGGCGGCAACGTATTCAAAACAGATAAAGGCGCTATCACACAGCGTATCGCAACAGCTGATGTGCAAGGCTCAATAGACTTTATTGAAAAGATTACAGGCCTAACCTTTGATGAAGAAGATTGGTTAGGTACAACAGGTAAGAAGAATGATCCAGACGGAGCATTTGAAAAGAATAGCTCGGGTGATTTAGATCTAAACACAGATGCAAATAAAGTAAGCAAAGAACAATTAATTGCTAAACTAAGTGCATGGCTTAAGAGTCAAGGTGTACCTGAAGAAGATATTATGAATCAGGGTCGTAAAAAGACTGACGGTTGGATACACAACGCAGGCGACCAAGTACACTTCCGTACACCAATCAAAGGCAGTGATAAAAATGGATTTGTACAAACAGACTTTATGTTTACAAATAATCCAAACTTTCAGCGTGGAGCCAAGCGTGGCGGCACAGCACAGTTTGGCGGTAAAGATAGAGCAATTTTATTAAGTGCTATTGCAAGAGGGCGCGGACTAAAATTTAGTCCTAAGTTTGGTTTAGTTGATCCTGAGCAAGGTGATAAGGTAATTGCAGATACATGGGACAAAATTGCTCCGGTATTATTGGGCAAAGGTGCTAAAGAAGCAGATACCCACACAGTCGAAACTATGCTTGCAAAATTAAAAAGCGATCCAAACTACGAAGAGCTAATTGCTCCGTGGAAAGAAGCAATGGAAAAAGCAGGTAAGGAAGTACCTGAGTCTTCACCAACAGGATATGCTACACTAGAAGATAAGCAACTTGATCGCATTAAAGAATTAAGCGGTTCGTTGTTAAACAGTGTTGTTATGTCTTCGGGTAGTTTTGTAAAATGAGATACGGTGAGTTTAAAGTATTAAAAGAAAATTGGTTCTGTAAAAAGTGTCATACTGAGCCTTGTATCTGCGATGACAAAGATAGAGATACTGGAGAAAATCTCTATGAAGCAGCTAAGGTTGGACGCGAGTATCAACATCTAGAAGACCTTGTGTTTGTCAAAGGTAGCAAAGGCGCTCAAGAAGCAGCAGACATCTTAGACAAACTAGGAACTGATAGCGGTGACGTTGCGATCAAGTGGGACGGTAACCCTACTATCTATTGGGGACGCGAACCTAACGGTGAGTTTGTTTTAGTAGGTAAGAACGGGTGGGGACGTAACAAAAGCACAAGTTCACAAGACCTATCACGCTTTATACAAAACTCAGGCAAAGGTGTAGAAGAAGAGCCTTGGCGCAAAGACTTCGGCGAAGAGATGGCAGAAGTATTTGAACTTATGAAGTCTGCAACTCCGCCTAGCTTCCGAGGATATGTTTACGGTGACTTATTATACAGTCCACGCAAGCCATTTACTAAAACAGATGGCGCAGTTGAATTTGAACCAAATCTAGTCAAGTACACAGTTGACACAAATGGCCCACTCGGCGAGCGCATAGCGAACTCAAAAGTGGGTGTAGTAGTTCACACAAAACTTGATGAATTTGGTTCAAAGGCTGCAACTCCTTTTAAAGATGTACAAGAACTTAACAACAAAGATGTTGTTGTGTTAGGACAAACATATGTAACACATCAACCCAAAGTTGATACATCAGAAGTTAAAAGTATTAGAGCAGCCGCAGACAAACATGCACAAGCAATTGATACATTCTTACAAGGTGCAAAAGGTCTAAGCAATCCTGCACAGATTATCTATACATATGTTAATCACATGACACGCACACAACAGCTAAAGAATATAGAGTCAGGCTTTTTTGATTGGCTAAGCACAAGCAAAGTAAGTCAGGGACAACAAGCAAAACTAGCAGAACTAAGCAAAAGTAATCCTAAAGCACTACCTGCATTGTTTGGACTTGTAAAGCAAGTTATGACTGTAAAGGATCATATCATAGATCAATTAGATGATGCTGATG